TCTACGCTGCCCCGGTTCGGCTCGTGGCCTAGCGGCTGGCCGTGGCCGTGCGCCAGGTCACGCATGCGCACGCGGGCAGCCCGGGTTATCCAGGATGCGAGCGCGCCCTTGTCAGGGTCAAAGGACTTCAGCGACCGCCACATGGCTATGCGGCCCTCTTGAACCAGGTCAGCGTGATCACGGGAGCGAGCACCGTCAGGGAGCGCGTACGCCGCTTCCCGGCGCAGCCACGCGTCGTAATCAGCCAGGATTCTCGCGGCGTCCAGCAGGTCCCGGGTCACGCGCTAATCGACAGCAGGATTCGCGCGTGGAAGTAATCCTGGCCGGCGATCTGTAGCTGCCCGATCTGGCTTACCTCAGTCGGCACGCACCACTCCACCACGTGGCCCAGGGTGTCATCGGACATGATGGCGTCAGGAATGGACAGCAGTACGCCGGCGCGCTCCGACCCTGAGTCAACGAGCTCTTCCACGAGCATCTGCGCGTCCTCAGTGATCGCCCGGCTGACGATGACCAGCGCCTGAAGCCTGTAGCCCGTGGGAGACGAGGGAGCGTTAGGATCGCCTATGATCTCCGCCGCCTCGTTAAGCGTGCCGCCGAAAGATACAGGCGGGCTTCCAGGGACGAACGAGACCATGGGCGGGGTGACGGTATCCGGCATGTACGGGCGCGTGTCGATACCGCACCTGACGCTGATGATGTCGGTCAGGGCCTGTCGTACCTGCTTCAGCGTTGACATCTCAGTCCTTTTTCCAGGAGGCGTACCAGTACTCGTCTACGGTATCCGGCACCGGCACGAGCTTGCCCCAGCTTACCATCCGGTTACCGGGCATCAGGACTGCGGCGTGCGACCCTGTCACCGTGTCCAGCCTGACGAGAGACCCGGGCACGGCCTTGTCAATACGGCAGTACTCATTCACCCTCCACGGCCAGGTAGCGCCGTGCTTACTGTGCTCTAGCGCCTCGGGGATGGTAAGGCCCCATTCGTGACCCAGCCAGTTAAGCGATTCGATAGCCTCGTAACTGAGCCGGTAGTCGTGCCAGGCGAGCAGGTGGTTGGCCAGCGCCACGGCAACGCAGTTCGGGCGTCCCTCGTCGTTGCCTGCTGTAACCCAGCCGGTTACTATGCTCGCCGTGACGAGGGACGGGGCTGCCGCCTTCTTCGGTGCCGCGTGACCCGTGCTTGACGTATGGGCCTTGGCCTTGGAGGACTGCGCTGCTGACACTGCTGACTTTGCCTTGTTCCTAGCCACTGAAGCCTGCGTCTTCCTGGTTTGCACCTGACGGGTTGCCCTCTTGGCCTTCGGCCTCTTCACGGCCCTGCGGGGGCTGTTAACCGGTCCCAGGGCTGCTGCCGCCCGGAGCCCGGCCGACTTAGCCTGCGCGCTGTACCCCCGGGCCACGGGCTTCTTAACCGCCTGCCTGGGGGATGCCGCTGCCTTCTTCAGGATCTTCTTCGCGCTCTTGGGCTTCAGGTTAGCCTGCGCTCGCCGGCGAGCGGCCACGGCGAAGCGTGCCTGCGCGCTGGCAGCCTGCCTGCGGGTGATGGTCTGCATGCGCACCTGGTGCGCGTGGATCGAGATTCCCTGGTGAATGAACTGCGCCTGGGTGGCCAGCTGGGTAGCGCGGAAGACGTTACGGGCTGCCCTCGCCCGGTTAGCGGCTACCTGGTGACCGCCCGCCACCTGAGCGAACGTGCGCCGCACGGCCTGCTGGGCTACCTTAGCCCGCCTGCGCTGGTAGAGGGCGGCGGCCTGCTTCTGCGTGACGCGGGCAGCGGACTTCAGCCTGCGCAAGCGCAGCGCCTCGGACTGCTGCTGGCGCGTGACCTTCTGGGCTGCCGCCCGGTACGCCTTCCACTGCGCGGGCGTAAGGCGCGGCCCTGACCTCTTCTTCACGGCGGCCTTAGCGCCCTTGGCCTTCGCCTTGGAAGCCGGGGCCTTCTTAACCGCAGAGGTTTTATTCGCCTTCGCTGCCATCAGACCTGAACCCGAATCCTGCGAAGCCTCCCAGGCCGGCGGCGTCCGAGGACAGCCTCACGTGCTCAAGCTCTTCCGATACGGTTACCTCGTCACCGTCAGGGCGCTTGATCATCGCCTTAGTCAGCGCGGTCTCCCATACCCACAAGCGGCTGCCTATGCCGAACGTCAGTCGCACGGGGGACCTGCCTCTCTTAGATGCCCACCACGTTGCGCGGGTTCTGGTAGTCAGTGATGAGGTCCATGATCTGCGGGTTCGACTGTACGCGCACGAGGCCAAGCTCGCCAAACCCGGCGACGCCCCAGGGCGTGTCCTTCGCCTTGAACAAGTCCACGGCCAGGATGAGCGCGGCATTAGCGATGTTCTGCGGGACGGACTGCCAGCCCCAGGTTGCCGTGATCTGCACCCGGTTGCGCTGGGTCCACGGCCAGATGAACGGCAGGAACTGACCGCCGCCGACGCTGGAGTTGAGCAGGGCCTGGACGTAGTTGTGCGGTCGCTTCTCGCCCAGGTACCCGGCGTTGTAGTGATCGGCGAAGCGCATTGCCTGGTAATTGACGTTCTCCGCCCAGGTCACCTCGTATACCCCGTCACCGTCATAGTCGAGCTTGAATGAGGTAATGGAGCCGGGCACGAACGGGTCAGTGAACAAGGCGGTAATGGAGTCGTACGTGAACGTGCGAGCCTCGGTAACCCGGTAGAAGTGCTGACCGCACTCATTGGTGAGCATGCTCGTCGCGGACAGTACCGCTCGCTGGATTTCGAAATCGTCCTTAGTGTCGTCAGGGGACACGGCAAGAGCCGACTTGACCTCACCGACAGAGCAGTACGCGAAGTTAACGGCAGCGCCGGAGTTAAGCGGGAACACCCGGAATGAACCGGGGAAGATCTGGCAGCCATTCTGCACCGACCCGCCAGCGCCGATGAAGTTCCAGTTCCACAAGCCTGCCTCAGCAGGCCCGGGATTGAAGGGCGTAAGGTCGATGTGGTACTTTCCCGTGGAGTCCTTGACAACCTGATTCGGCCCTGTGTTCAGCGCGGCGTAGCTGTACGTGGTGGCTGTGCCCGCCGGGCTCGTCACGACAATGGACACTGCCGCCGGGTCTACTGTCACGCCGTTGGCGTTAGTGAAGGTACCAGGGACCGTGACAACCGTGCTCGGCAGGTCAAAGTACACAGGCGTGTTAGACACAGGTCACCTCCTGTGCCCATGATACGATGACATCGTGTGCCAGACCATGGTTGCCGGCCTAACGTGAAGCCTCGTGCGCAGCGCAAGCGCGGCATGAGCACAGCCCGGTACCTGGCAGTAAACGCTTACAAGACGGCTAAAGGATGCGAGAACTGCGGTTACGCGGAAGACCCGGTAGCCCTGGACTTCGACCACATAGACCCGAAAGGGAAAATTGACAAGGTATCTTACCTGCTAAGGAACGCCTCGCTGGAGCGTGTATGGGCAGAAATAGCCAAATGCCGGGTTCTCTGCGCTAATTGCCACAGGATATGGACGCACCGGAAGTCGTTCACGCCCCCGCCGTAACTCGCCACGCCCTCCGCATGTGCCGCTGGAACCCGTCAAGGACGTAACCATTCTGAGGACGGTGAATGTACGCAAGCGCATCGGACACCATGATGCGAAGTTCCTTGTAAGTGTTAGCTTCCAGTATCTCGTCCCAGGAGAGCACCTCGCTAGGGTCTAGTACTGCGTGCTCACGTTCCGGCCCTACTACCATGGCGCTCTCCTTCCCTCGGATTCCGTACTTTCAGGCTAGCGCTCAAGTTCCCTGCGCACTGCCCTTGACACAGCCTCGGAAAGAGCCGGCGGAACAGCGTTGCCTACCTGCCGGTAGCGTGCGCAAGCTGGTCCCTGAACCGGGTAGTTCACGTCGAATCCCTGGAGTACCAGAGCCTCCCTGACGGAAATGCGCCGCATTAGCGAATGTCCCGGCAGGTTCTTCAGCGGCTCTCCGTGCAAAACGTACAGCCGCTTGTGATAGCCCTCTATCCACGGCACCGCCCCGCGCTTCAGCTGGCCCAGGTCTATGATCGGAGTACGGTTACCGCCCATTGTCGCGGGAAGAGTCTGGGCAGGCTCGTTAAGGTTTATGACTCGTCCCCCGCCATTGAACAGCATGCCTGCGTAAGGGCTCTTGCGAAGGACAGGGCTCTTGCACGGGATGATCTTAGCCGGGGTGACGAGGTCATCCTCTACAGGCCACTTAACAGCGCGCAGCGCCCGCCCGGCTGAAATGCCGTCGCCCGTCATGAAGGCTCCGGGCGGTATCGCGGGCAGTTCCCCGTCAAGCAGCCCTGTCATGAACATCCGGCTCCGGCGCTGGGGAACGCCGAACTCGGCAGCGTCCAGCACGTGCACGCTCACGTTGTAGCCCGAGCGCTCTGCGCGTGCCCGGAGCCTGTCGAGCACTAGGGACCAGCGCTTCCCCGTCAGCGCGGCGACGTTCTCCATGATGAAGGCGCGCGGCCTTACCTGGCGCACGGCGTCCAGGAACGTGAATACCTGCCGGGACCGCAGGTCTTCGGGGTCCATCCGGCCGGCGACGCTGAACCCCTGGCAGGGCGGGCCGCCGACCACCAGGTCTATGTTCGAGTCGCGAAAGTCCTTCAGGCTGCCCGTGGTGACGAGGATGTCCATGTCCTCTTGCAAGACCGGAGGACCGCCCCCCGCCTTCCGGCGAACTGCCCTGAGCGTCTCCACTGACCAGTTATCCAGCTCAACCTTCAGGACAGGGTCGAAGCCAGCGAGCTCAGTGCCCAGGTCCAGGCCGCCGCAGCCGCTGTAGAAGCTGACGTAGCGCACTGCCTTCCCCCTTAGTGACGAAATCCAGGCTTCCGCCATACCAGTGCGCCTGAGTAACCCCTGCGCCTGCCATCAGCTTACGGCACCCGTCGCACGGCTCGCACGATACGTACATCCAGGCTCCCCGTGACCGGGTTCCCGCCCTGAGAAGGCAGTTAGCCTCGGCGTGGATCGCTATGCACGAGCCCGGACCTGTGTCATAGGAGGACGAAGGAGCTACGGCGTCGGGACAAGGCCAGGGCTTAGCGCAAGCGCAGTAATAACCTGTCTCCTCGTACATTCCGTAGTTTTCAAATACCTTGTAATGGCGTCCTCGCGGGCAAGCGCTGTCTGAAAGACAGCCTGGCTGACCACTCGGAGCGCCATTGTAACCCGTCTGGATGATGTCGTTAGTGACGGGGTCCACGAGAAGCGCGCCCACCTGACGCCGTGTGCAGTCTCCTCGCAGGGCTATGTCGTCGGCAATCCGGAGGAACCACTCACGGAAGGAGATCCGCCGTTTAGCAATCCCGCCTGCTCCAGCTCGAACACTATGTCTATCACCAGGTCGGGCAGCCATTCCTCGTCCTTTGACTGTTCTACATCGTCCAGGCCGTAGTCATCGAACCCGAAGCTCATAAGCGCCCGGGTTACGGCCTTAGCCGCGTCGTCTGCGGTCATGGCTTCTTCCACGCTCCTCGCCTGAGGTCCCAGTCATCTAGTACCGTGATCCAGCCTTCCGGATAATGCTCAAGGGCACCGCCGGCCACGATAGCCCCCCTACGAGCTTCCGCGTATATCTTCTGCTCAAGCACGCGCTGGAACTCGGGAGTCTTGATTGGCCGGTACAGCCAGATCAGGTCGTAATCACCGTAATGACTGAATTCCAGGGCGTCACCAATGAAGCAGTCGCCTATGCACTCTGAAACGGCAGCGTGCGCCATTTGCGGGTTGCGCTCAATACCGTGCACGGTAAGCCCGAAGAGCATCTGCGCTAGCCTCATCTTGGTACCCGGGCCACTGCCCACGTCCAGGAACAGGGGACCGTCTACCTGCGCGACGCACTCGCTGATGATAGCGATGAAGTCGGCTGGCTGGAATGGCATCCACGGGGTGTAGACGTCCTTCTGGTCGCCGGTAAGCAGCCAGTCGTACTCTGTCTTCTGCACCCAGTTAAGGGCGTCCTGAAGAGCGTCTAGCTTGCCGAACTTGAAAGGGCTGTCGTCGGGGATCATTACTCTCCTAGTCGGGGATTAGCCATTCAGGGTTGCGGAGCGTCCATTCCACGGTCTTGCGCAGTGACTCCCGGAATGGCACGGGCATATTCCAGCCTAGTCTGCGAAGCTTAGAAGAATCCAGCCCGTAATGTGGGTCATGCCCTGGCCGGGTAGTGTGGAAGTCTTCCAGCCGGTACCGGAGCGGCTTGCCGACGTCCTCCGCTATCATATTTGCGAGCGTCAGGTTGTCTGTGCGCTCAGGCGAGGCGATGTTGTACCGGTCAGGCCGGTGAACGAACTCTCCGAATTTCCTGGGCGGAAGCTCGTCAAGAATGAAGTTAATGCCGTCCGCCAGGTTACGGGCATGCAGGTAATGACGCGTGCCGATATTACCCGGCATTCCGTGAATGGTAACTTCCTCACCGCGCATTACCTTGCCGATTACCATCGGCACTACCTTCTCCGTATCCTGGCGCTCGCCTATCATGTTCATGGCGTTTACTATGACAGCGGGAACCCCGAACGTTCGCCAGTACGAGATCACGAAGGCTTCCTGTGCCGCCTTGCTCGCGCTGTACGGGTTAGACGGCAAGATGGCAGACCATTCCGCCTTTCCCATGTAGTCGTACCTGCCCACAGGACCGTAGACCTCGTCCGTGCTGACCCATACGAGTGCCTTGGGCTTCAGCGTGCGCGCCAGCTCCAGCGTCGTGAGGGCGACGTCCACGTTGTTCCGGGAGAAGGAGACAGGATCGGAGATAGACCTGTCCACGTGGCTCTCAGAGGCGTAGCAGGCCATGTAGTCGATCTCGCCTATGCGCTCGATAGCCTGGTTGCTGAACGGCACGGTCAGGTCATGGGTCAGGATCTCAGTGCGCGCCCCCCAGTCAGACCCGAAAGGCAGGTACTGACGAGTGGAGTAAGTATGGAACGGGGAGCTCGTCAGTACCTCGCTGATCCTGTCCGTCTTGCCCCTGTGCCGGAACGAGTCCGTCGCGACCACGTTCCAGTCCGTGGTCTTCAGTACGTGCTCCAGGTAATGGCTCCCGGCAAAGCCGCCGGCCCCGGTAATCAGCACCCTCGTCACGAAGTCCTCCCCGGCTCGAACGACAGTACAGACGTTATCACATGCTGCAAGTCGTCCTCGCTGAGGTCAGGGAAGCAGGGCAGCGTCACTAGCTGACGCCAGGCCAGTTCCGTCTTGGGAAGTACCGGGTGAATGCCGAAGACCTGCCCGTACTTGTACAGCGGCTTGTAGTGCACGCCGGCCGACACGCCGTTAGCGCGAAGATGATCGATCAGCCGGTCACGGTCGTGAGCAGGTACCCGTACAGCGTACAGGTGGCAGCTTGACGTAACTGAGATGTGGGGCCGCCTGATCCAGTCCACGGCTTCGAAGGCGTAGTTGTAGGTGTCTACGATGCTAGCCCGCAGGTCGTTGCGCTCTTCCAGGTGCCTGAGCTGAACCCGTCCGATGGCAGCGGCGATGTCATTCGTGTGCCCCTTCTCGCCGTCATCGGTAATGCTGTAGTCCCAGGAGTAACCCCGCGTGTTATCCCGGTCGAACGTGGACTTGTCGATCCCGCACCAGCGAAGGCTCTTCACCTTCTCGATCACGGCGCTGTCCCTTGAGGTAACCATTCCCCCGTCACCACAGGCGAGGTTCTTGACGGCCTGGAATGACCACGCTGCGGCGTTGCCCGTGGTTCCCGCGCCTATCGAGCCGGCAGCGTGCGCGCAGTCTTCCAGTACCTTAACCTGGTACGGGAAATCAGAAGGTACCCGGGTCACCGTTCCGCTGTACCACACGGGTACTGTCAGTATGTCGTTCTCGTATCCCTTGCCGAAAGTCCAGCCGATGTTATCGCCTATCTTCCGGCGCACGTCGTCCCAGTCAATGCACAGGGTCTGGTCGTCAATGTCAGCGAAGATAACTCGCAGTCCCGCGTGCTTCATCGCGAGGGCAGTTGACACGAACGTGAGCGCCGGCACGACGGCGACGCCGCCGTTGGGCATAAGGGCGCGGGCTGCGAGCTCCAGGGCCATCGTGCCGCTGTTAACGGCTGCCGCCTGCATGCCGGCGAACATGAAAGGCTGGCCGACGTACCGGGCGAACTCGTCCTCGAACGCGGCGGTCTCCGCTCCCTGCGCCCACCAGCCTGAGCGCATGACGCGCGTTACCGCAGCTATTTCCTCGTCACTGCAAGCGGGACGGAAAAGCGGGATCACGCTGCCTCCTTCAGGTTCTCGTAAATGGCCAGGGTGTCCACTATTCGCGACGGCCCTTCCGGGATGAGCTCGTCAAGTGCCTGCCGTACGCCTGGGCACGAGTCCTCAAGGTAGTCGTGGCAGGCGATGACGCCGCCGGGAGCCAAAAGCCTGAGTGCTGACCGGAAGTCGTGATGCACGGTACCGAAGCTGTGATCGCCGTCGATGAACACGAAATCCACGATGCCACTCTCAGGTATTTCAGCGGCTACGTCAAAGAACGTGCGCTCCAGGATTGCGACAACGCCTGCCGCCTGAGGAACACCGAAGGTAAACTCGGGAATCCCGTACGCTGCCAGGTTCTCTTTCATCTTGCTCAGGGTAGGCGGCACGCACCAGTCATGCGGGTCTACGGCAGTAACTCCCAGCGCGCCTCCCAGGGACATGGTCACTGCCGAGAACCCGTAAGCTGAGCCGATTTCCAGCACGATCTTGCCTGTGGCCAGGCGTGCTAGCTCTAGCGCCTCGTTTTCCGTGAGGGACGTGCTGATAGCCGGCTGGCCGGGCTTAGCCCCGGGAGGAAGCATGTCTCGCCATGGCAGGTGCACTTTAACTCCTCAGGTTACGCGGTCGGTTACTGCTGACGTTCGGCGCGTCCCGGTGAGCGACAGATGTTATGACCGGCAGGAACGCCCACGGCACGCCCGCTGCCATCCAGCGCTCTACCAGGTCCCAGTCCACCGTTTCCTGTCCCTCGTCCCGCCACGTCGCCACTGACAGCAGCTCCTTGCGGTGGAGTATAGACGACGTTGACACCTGGCCGTGGCTAGGCGGCTCGGCTCCTGACGCAAGGTCACCGCCCGGCTCGTGAATCAGGATGCACGAGTAGGCGAACTGCGCTTGCGGAACTGACTCCAGCCGTGACATCAGCAGTTCCACGTGACTGGACGTGAGCTCGTCATCATCATCCAGGTACGCGATGTGCGTGCCCTTGGCTATCTCCGTGCCGTGCAGTCGCGCGAAGTGACCCCAGCGGGCCGGCCGGTGCTCTGGCAGGAAGGCGACAGTCAGCTCGTACCCGTCATCGTGCCTTCCCGTGATAGGGTACAGGAGCTCTTCCAGGGCAGGGTTAGGCCCGTCAGACACTACCACGTGCTCAATCGGCCGGTACGCCTGGAGCGCTACGGACATGATCGCCCTGAGCAGGAACGCGTCCCGGTCCCATGTGGGCGTGACTACCGTGACGAGAGGAGCCACTGCCTGTACCATTCCACGGTCTCCTGCACCTTGTACGGCCACTGGTTAGCGCGCATTACGCTTCCCACCACTTCAGCGTTAGCCGGCTCACCGTCTCGTGCGGCCACTCCGGTAGTATGCGACCGGGATTCCGGTACCCGGAACAGGATGTCCGCCGCCACCTCTTCCACGCTGACAGGCCATCCGTTCCCTGCCTCGGTAACCTCCCCGTACGGGCCTGCGATGGCGTCCACCAGGATCTTGGCGACGTCGTCCACGTAGATCGGGTCGATAATCTGGTCACCGCCGCCGCACAGTTCCAGGGGCATGTCAGTCAGCGCCCGCACGGCGAAGGTCGGGAAGAACTTGTGAACGCTCGCGGTGCCGTGCGGAGGGCCTACCGCCTGCCCCGGCCCGTACACGTGGTACGCGCGCACTACCGAGATCTTCTCAGCGCTCCACTGCGCACGGGCGAGGCCGAGGTCTTCAGCACAGCCCTTGGTGATGGCGTACGGGTTAGGCTGGCCCTTGTGCCCTGTGCCGATCTGCACGACGGGAATGCGGAACCTGGCGGCGAGGTCGTACACGTTCAAGGCCCCGAGGATGTTAACCTGCGCTGCCCGGTACTCGTTACCGAACAGCTCAGGCGTGCCGAGCATCCCGGCCAGGTTGATGATGGCGTCTGCCCCGAAGCCGAGAATCACGTTGTTCAGCTGCCCGCGATTAGTTACGTCGTATCCGGCGGACACATCGTAAGCGGCAGTAACGTGCCCCCGGAATGCCAGTTCCTTCTTCAGGGCCTTGCCGATGAACCCGTTACTGCCAGTTACCAGGACTTTCACGCGCTCTCCATCCTAAGCATGCCGTCTACTGTCTTAACGCCGTAGAACCCGTTCTTCTCGTAGAACCTGACGGCAGCGTCATTGCCCTCCTTGACCCGCAGCCAGTACCGGCCGACCGGGAAAGCCTCAATGAGCTGGGCCAGGGCCTCGGACATAATGCCCCTTCTCTCAAACTGCTTATCGCCAAGCAGCACCCGGCCAATCTCGTAAGTCTTGCTATTGAATGCGATGGTGCCTACGGGATAATCACCGTCAGTAGTCTCCAGCACCATGTAGTAATGGTCGGCAGGATCGTGCGCGTACACGTCCGTGAACCAGGCGTACTGATTGAGCTCCGTGAACTTTCGCTGCTCAGGGAAGAACTCAGCGTTAGCGTTACGCCAGCCGGCTATGCAGTAGAAGTCTGTAAGGCGTACTTTACGCAGCGATACGTTCACAGCCCTGATCACGACTTGCTCCAGACTGAGAAGGGTGTGTGCCGGTGAATTACGCCGTGGAAGCGCAGCGGACGGAACGTGAACTGTGAGGCTACCTTCTGAAGGAACTTGCCGTCGCAGTGCTCAGCGCCGTCCATGCAGTCTTCGAAGTAGGGCTCGCCGATGGCGTCCAGCACGCTCTTCCTGTGCGCCACCTGGCCGCCGTCTATCAGGCAGTCAACCTGGCCGTCACCGCGAGGCTCGATAGCCGGGATCGTCATCCAGAGGCTTCCCGGAGATCCCGGGCACGCGACGTTCACCCGGGTCAGCGTGAAGTACAGCGCCTGCCAGCCCGGGTTGTCATCGAACGCGCGCACTACCTTAGCGAACAGCCCTTGCGTGAACAGGTCGTCGTCACTGAGGTAGAGGATGATGTCGCCATTTGCGCGAGGGTAGTACTTGTTGATCAGCCAGGCCGGCACGTACTTGCCCAGGCGTACCTCGTCAGGAACACGCTCACGCTGGTAGATAACCCGGTGATCACGCACGCGAGCGTCTGCGTCCAGGGACTTGCGGGTAGTCCTGTCAGTGGAATTCTCGATAATCCACAGCTCGAAGTCCGTAAAGTCCTGGCTGAGAACCGAGTCAATGGCTTCCTGAACGTAGCCGTCCTTGTTGTGCGACAGCAGGAACACCGAAATCCGGGGCTTGGTCATGCCAGCAGCTTACCGTACGCGCGTGCCCAGTCTTCCCACCGGTTCTCAATGGTGTACGCGCCCGCCATCCTCCGGGCGTCCTGAGCCATCCGGTACCTCAGGCTCCCGTCGTTAGCCAGCTCGTTCAGGTACCGCAGCCACTCATGGTCAGTCTTGGCGAGGAACCCGTTAACACCGTGAGTTATGAATCCCTGGTACGCTTCAATGTCAGTGGCAACCACCGGGATTCCCCGGGCTGTCATCTCCAGGGCCTTGACCGCAGACTTGGACCGGGCGAACCTCGTGGCCAGCAGCGGGCAGATGCCGATCTCAAAATCGTATGAGGAGTAGAAGCCGGCAGGATCGTGGTTGACCTGCTTCCACGGCGCGTAGATCGTCCGGTTGAACGGCACCTTGAACGCCGACCGGTAATCCGATCCGCCAAGGTACAGGTCCCAGCCCGGGTTCCGCTTCATGAACCTGCGCACGGCCGGCGAGGCTGCGTGAATGTCCCTGCCGTGCGACGCGCCGCCGACCCAGCCGATCCTCGGCCGCCTGCCCCCTGGCGGCTCACCCTCGTTCATCCGGGGCAGGTCCAGCACCCAGCCGGGAATGCAGTTCGGCAGCACTTCCACGTCAGGGTTCCACTCGCTGAATACCTCGGCAAGGTAGGGCGTCGTCGTGGTGACGAGGTCCGAGATCTCCATGTAGCCCTTGACGGCCTCGCGCAGGGCGGCGTCCTGGTAAACGGTGTACGCCATGAAGTTCTCCTGCGTCACGTTCCAGATGTCGTCGTCCAGCTCGTAGACGATCTTGCTGCCCCGCAGCCGCGTCTTGCGCCACAGCATCATGCCGTCGTAGTTGGACAGCCGCTGGCCCACCACGAGGTCCCAGCCGCCCTCAAGGTAGTCATCAGCCCTGGGCACGCGCTCCTTCTGGTCCAGCAAGGTTACGCTGTGCCCGTGCTTGCTGAGCTCCGTGAGGGGCACCACGACCCGGTAATACCCGCATCCTGCGCCGTCGTGCGTGCTGAAGATCTTCACGCGGAAAGTCTACCTGACGAGGAATACCTGCCTGATCACCGGGGTTACAGTGGCCATGAAGCCAAGAGTACTGTCAGAGCAGTGCGCCACGTGCATCGGCCGGCCTGGTAACGTGATGGGCCTGCGGCCAGGGCGCGTCAAGGGCCTGGTGAACGAGGCTACCCAGCAGGGCAGCCAGGGAATCCCCTGTCATGAGACGCTAAGCTACGGCCAGCACCCGGAGACCGGGGAAGCCATGTGCCGCTGGTTCTACGACACGTTCGGGCACCTGTGCAACTACGTCCGGATCATGCAGCGGCTCGGGGGCTTCGAGGAAGTCACGATCAAGGAGAGCAAGGAGAAGTCATGAGGACAGGAGACAAGGTACGCGTCCAGCTGGACATGGAGGCAGAGTTGGCGTACGTGTACAGTGACCATTCCCCGTACCCCATCGTGGATGTGCGAGAAGCAGGTTCCACTGTGCTCTGGACGGTGCCCCTGTCCGCCGTTACCCCGGTCCTCAAGCCTGAACCCGGTGATATCTGGGAGGCCGGAAGCTTCACGTACGCGGCCCTCCAGCGTACTAGCGTCCTGATGGCCCGGGTTAACTCCTTTGAGTCAGCGGTACTCGACACTGCGGAGCAGTTCATGCACAAGAACCCGGACGCCCGGCTCGCCTACCGGAAAGGTCACACGTCATGACCGTGCTATCAGCCATCCGCAAGCCGAAGATCCTCAGCCCTGACGTCCTGCTGCTCAAGAAGTACAAGCTCAGCAAGGCGCAGCTTGCCATCATGGCCGCGTGGGGCTTCGTCCTGGCCCAGCTCGCCGTCCCGATCGGCTCTGCCGTCTACTACCTGTTCACGCAGATCAGCTACAAGACCCAGGCCAAGGGCGGCCAGGACATTACGATCGTCGGGAGCGTCAAGCCGGGTGACTGGTGGGACCGGCTGCCCAACCACCTTCAGGCCCTCTTCGGCAATCAGATGTTCGGCATCACCAGCCCGGCCCGGCCGAAGCTGTGGATCACGATCAGCCACGACGTTCGGCACGTCATCATCGGGTTCGTGGTCGGCCTCCTGGTCGGGAGCGTGACGGTCGGCCTCAAGAGGCACCCGCGCCTGAAGCCGTGGCAGATGCTCCTGTCCGTGCCCGCCGCGTTCCTGACGGCAATCGCCGTGGCCACGGGCCTGATCGCGCTGTTCACGGCAGTCGGCGCGGGAGACGCCCTGAACAAGTGGGGCATCACCACGGGCAACGCGTTCATCGGCAGCTGGATCGGCTCCGGGGCACTCCTCGTGACCGTGATCGGCATCGTATCCGGTGTCGCCGCCAAGAGGGTACTCGCGCCGACCTTCTCCACTATCCAGCTCTTCTCGCTGGAAGACCGAATCGGCGAAGGGCGCAAGGTTCCCGGGTGGTTCCCGCCGAACTACCAGCGCCGGCACGACTACCTGATCGCCAGCGGGCACGAGTGCAAAAGCCACGGCAAGTACATGGGCGTAGTCCTCGTCACGGCAGCCCCGTTCCTGCTGTTGCTCGCGGCTTACGGCACGTACCTCCTGTCCCCCATCGGCCCTGCCGGCCACGCGCACTAGAAGGGAAATTCGTGGACATCGGGTTCGTAGTCGCAATGACAATCCTGGGCACGCTGACCTTGATCGGCATCCTAGTAGCAGTTAGTGAAACCCGGCAGGCAGTCCAGGACGTGAAATCTAACTCGCGAGGAGTAAGCGACGCGGAATTCTACGGGCAGATAGCCCGGGATGAAGACGAGATGGGCCTGAAGCCCTGGAACGAAGGAGGGTTTCGCGAGTGAGCAACGTCTGGTTTACCTCGGACACGCATTTCTTCCACAAGAAGGTGGCTGAGCTCCGGGGCTTTCCTGATACTGACATGCATGACCGCGTGATCATCGAATCCTGGAACAGCGTCGTGCAGCCCCAGGACATCGTGTGGCACCTCGGCGACGTGACTGTAGGCGGTCACGGCGATGATTTCCTGGAAGCTGTCCGGCAGCTGAACGGGCACAAGCACCTCGTCACCGGCAACCACGACGCGGTATGGCCCGCGCACAAGGACGCGCGAAAGCACCAGCGCAAGTGGATGACCGTGTTCGAGTCTGTCCAGGCGTTCGCCAAGACCCGGATCGAAGGCGAGACCGTCCTGCTGTCCCACTTCCCGTACTCCGGCGATCACACTGAGGTTGACCGGGACACCCAGTTCCGCCTGCGTGACGAGGGAGCCTGGCTGCTGCACGGGCACCTGCACTCACCTGAGCGCGCTACCAGCAACCACTCTGTCCACGTGGGCCTGGACGCCTGGGACCTCAAGCCCGTCAACTCGCGGGACATCGGCTACCTGATGAAACGACCGGAGCAAGGCGAGCTAAGGAGATGGTCGTGAACCTGAGTGAAGTCGTCAAGAACCTCAGCTACAAGCCGGGATGGCATTTCGCTCTTAGCACTGTTATCTTGCCAGAAGAAGAGACCTCACTCTTCATTACTGCCGAGGTACTGGACTCACGCACGCTGAAGCCCGTGCAGTTCGCCATACGACGCCTGATCCCAGACCTTGCCCGTAGTGACGAGGCAACCTTCCTGTCCTGGTGGAAGACCATCCTCAAGGAGGCGGAGTACCACGAGCTGCGGGAGTTCGCCCGGTACAAGGGGGAGCTCATAGATAACCCACACGCGACGGAATATGTGTTCCAGGACTGACGTTACAGTCCTCGTCACCAACTCAGGGAAGGCAGGCACATGCCTGGTTTGTTCATCTGCGCGCTCGTAGTGGGCGCGTTCTTCTTCATCGCGCTCTTCATCGGCGGCGTCTGCACAGTCGTGGCCAAGAGCGATTCCCCCGACAGTAACGGCGCAACGGGCGGCGCGGTCGGGGCGTTCATCGTGGCGGCAATCCTCGGAATCCTCGGCGGCAGCCTCGTACTCGCCAGCTCGTTCAACTCTGTCGGCACCTACGACATCGGCGTCACCACGTCGTTCGGCAAGGTGCTCGGCTACGTCAGCCCCGGTGCGCACTGGATCGCCCCGTGGGAGAACATGGCGCTCATGGACGAGAGCGTCCAGCCGACCGACTACACCCTGACTGTCAGGGTGGCCGGCCAGCAGACCGCTCAGGCGGAGGTCAAGTTCCGCTGGCAGGTGCAGAAGGGGGCTGTGGACACGCTGTTCCGCCAGTACAAGGGCAACACCTCACAGGTTGAGACCGCCCTGGTCAAGCCCTCGCTGAACGTCGCCATGAACAGCGTCTACGACGGCTACGACCCGATCCTGCCGCTGTCCACCGGAGCCAAGGCCGGCTCGCCGGACAACCCGTCCACCGCCCAGTTGTCCCAGCGGGTACAGGACGCGCTCAGCGCGCGGATCGGGCAGTACGTCACGGTGGACACGCTCGTCGTTGAGCCGCTTCAGTACGACCAGACGGTCACCGACCGGATCAACTCCGTGCTCGCCCAGACGGCGCAGACCGACAAGGCCAAGGAAGCCGTGAAGACGGCTCAGCAGCAGGCCGACGCCAACGCCATCATCCAGAAGAGCATCTCCAAGAACCCGCTCGTGCTCGCTCAGCAGTGCTTCAACGGGCTAGCTGACGGCCAGATCCAGAACCAGCCGGGCTTCTCCTGCTGGCCGGGGTCCAGCAGCGGCGTCGTCATCCCGTCCGCCGGCAAGTAAAGGGCTGTACGTGAAGAGCGTGTACCGTTACGAAGTGCCCGTGGACGATCAGGACCACGAGATTACTTGCGGGGTCGTGCTAGCTGTGGCTGTCAAGAACCTGAACACAGTGGAGTTCTGGACGGAAACGAATTCCTGGTTCGACTCCAGGCACTTCCAGGTATTCGGCACCGGGCAGGTAATACCGGATAACTACGTTTACCGGGGAACTACCCAGCGAAATCTTGGCCTGGTGTGGCACTTGTACGAACGGCACTAGCCGGACAGCGAGAAGCCCCGTTAACAGCGACTGTTAACGGGGCTTCGTCGTCGGTTAGACCTGGGAGTAGTGCGAGTCACCCGCTGCTGCCGCTGCCCAGTCGTCTCCGCCGGTCAGGGTGGGACCGACCTTGCCGGAGTCAACCTTGACGTACCCGGCGACAGGAGCGTCGCTGGTGGCGTCGTAGCCGTTGTCGGAGGAGTTACCCTCAACACTGGGGCGAATCGTGCCCTGCATCTGCTCAGCCATGTTAATCACCTGCCTTCTTCCACGTGTTGCCGGACGGGAGCGAGTCGTTCCCCTGGGTCAGTACGCTGTCGTGCGTGATGGTCCCGCTGGCCGTGAGAGCCGGCGAGTCCTCCTTAGCGCCAATCTGGGGCATCGGGTCAACAGGATCAGAGCCCGGGGCGCACATGGAGACTTCCTTGGCGAGCGTGGAAACGGTGTTGCCAGCCGCCTGGGATTCCCCGGCGGTAAGCACCACGCCGAAATCCGGCGCTAGGCTACTCAGGTCCTTCATCGCTCTTGCCCTCCTCTCCCGTGAGTAGTTCTTCCATCGTGGTCGGCTCAGGCTCAGGGAAGAACGGCAATGCGCCCTGGTAGCCCAGGTCCCGTCCGAATGGCTTCGCGGGAAGCTGCCCTGAGATGTCCTGCACCACGACTTACACCTTCTTCCCGCCAATGAGGAAGCTTCCGCCCTCAATGTTCGTGGTCTTCGGCTGGCCGGTGCCCGCGATGCCGATCATGGTATTCTCGCCGTACTTGTTGCCCTGGGACTCCGTGTCCGTGGAACCGCCGGTCTCGTCACCTGCGCCGCCGCCAGCCAGGAACCCGAACGGATCGGTGTAGGACGCGCCGGACGATACAGGCGAGCTAGCGCCCGTGGAGCCGTCCATGCCGGTGTCATTGACGAGCTGAGTTCCGAAGACCTCATCCGGCACCTGGCCGGGAACGGTCGTAGGGTCGTCCGCGCCAGGAGACGTGGGAGTCGTTCCGGGCATGCCCGTGGTGAGCGGGTTCTGGATGCCGAACGGAAGCAGTCCCTCGGCCTGTCCCGGCTGAGCGGTCTGGTCGCCTGCCCGGCCACGGCCCTTGCCCGCACCGCTCGTCTGGTTCTGGTCAGCCATGATTGCCTTCCTCTGGTAGCCAGGTACTCAATTCCCAGTGTAAGCCGGTAGCTTACCGGAAACTATAGATCCTTGTACTTCTTGACGAGGGCATTCTTAGTGGACACGTGGGCCTCCTCGGGCGGCATTCCCCTGGATACTGCGTACGTGATCCACTTATTGCGCGACTCGTTCACGTAAGGCTTTCGCTTTACGTCAGGAAGCGGTTCCTCGTCATTGTCGAAATCCTCGTCAGGCTCAGCTTCGGCGTCCTCGTCGGAGTCTTCGAAGTCAGCTTCGGCGTCCTCGTCCTCCGGCACGTCCTCCGGCTCGCTGTCGCCTGTATCCGGGTCTTCCGGCCACTGGGCCAGGGCTCCGCTGACGAGGTCTTCAGCCTCACCGTCAGGAACGTCGATGATGCCCATGAACGGCGGCCATTCCCGGCCGTCACCCCGGCCGCCCTGGATAGAGCACAGCATCTGAACTTCAGCCATTTACTGCTCCTGTAACTTGAAGAAAGCCCGCTGGTAGTTAGTCTACCAGCGGGCTCTCCTTTTAGCTTAGGCCGCGTTGCCCACGAAGTACTTCAGGCCGGTCGCGTCCAGGACGTTTCCGTCTCCACGGATCACAGCCCGGAAGCTGATCACGTCGGAGTCGAACTTGAAGTCGTCCGACCGCTCGAACCTCAGGCCGCCGACCAGGCGAACGGCCATCTGGCTGAAGTCGCCGAACACCAGCGACTTAGCGGACGGGGCCACCGCCGGTACGTAGGGGTCGCAGATCAGCGGCTTTCCGAGCAGGAGGTCAGGGGCACCCAGGACCGTGGACGGCTCCCAGAGGGCGCGCCCGTTCTTGTCCACGAGCTTCCTGAACCCGCCGATAGTCTTATCGGCGGCCAACCAATAGCAGCTCTTGGACTGCCGGTAAGCCGAGATGATGGAGTACTCCATGTCGATGAGGTCGTTGTAGACCGCACCGCCAGCAATCTGGCCGGCTGCGAGCGCCGATGCAGACGGGGCACCCGTGGTGCCTGCGGAGATGGACGGGATCAAGCCGCCCGTGATTCCGTTGCCGCCGAGTACCAGCGCGGAGCCGAAGGCGTTGCCGATGGCGCGGCCAGCCGACATTGCGAGGTAACCCAGGAGGTCAACTGCCTTGTCATCGATGAGCTCGCGGCTCAGGTACACGAGGTGCCCGAACTTCTGAGCGTTCAGCTGCTTCTGGCTCAGCGACGGCTCGGAGGTCGGCAGGACGCCGGCCTGGGCAGCCGTTGCGGCGGTCACGTGGGCAGTTGCCACGGGGACGTTGATCTGCTCACCGCCGGTGGTCTTCCAGACGGTGGGGCCGGTCTGGAGGATTCCGGATACCTCGATCAGGTACGCGATGAGGCGGTTGTAGAAGTCCACGGGCACGACGGACGAGCCCTGGGTGTTGGAGGCGGAGCCGCCGGTACCGAGGGTACGGAGGAGAACTTCGTCAGGCACGGCTGCCTGGGCGCGCATCCGGTATGCCTGCGCACGGAAGTACTCGCCGTCGATCACGCCGGCGGAACGCCGCTCAATGTCCACGCGCTTGACGTACGGGTCACCTTCGATGAACTTGCGGAGCTGCTCATCGAACTCGGGGTCGCGGGACGCCACGGCGCGCTCAGCGGCCTTGCCGGACATCTCGTTGTACGCCTCGTCAGCCTGACGGGAGCGCTTCTCGGCTTCCACCACGGTCTTCATCCGGGTGTCAACGGTATCGAGCTCTTCCATGATGGCGTCGATGCGCTGGGTGTCCTCCGCAGAGCGGTTCTCGCTGTTCAGGAGGCCCTTAGCCTCGTGCCACAGCTTCTGCCGGTCATCGCGGAGCCTGGTTGCAAGTCCCATGTCCTCGGACATTATGCTGCTCTCCTAAAAGAGAAAGTCGGGAGTTCACTCACCGGCTCCGCGCTCGTCATATGACGCCAGCGGCCACAGCTTCAATTTCTACGATAATAAGATAAAGCCCCTCAGTTCAATAGCTTGAACCAAAGGGTTTTATCTTTTCCCCGGAAGGTTAGTCGTCTAGCGGGTCAAAGCGCAGCCTCATCAGCCGCTCCCACCGCTCCTGGTCCTCGTCAGAGCGCTTGTCCGCCTTTGCAGGCTTGTCCGCCTTTGCAGGCTTGTCCTTAGCGTCATCGTCCTCGGAATCATCGTCCTCGGAATCAGGCTTCTTGCCGGCCTTCTTGTCAATGGCAGCCTGAAGGGCCGGGGGCAGCTTGCCGCGAGCCTCGCTGTCATCGTCCTGGAGAATGCCCGCCAGCCGGATGCAGAACTCCTCGAACTTCTCGTCAGCAGGCGGAGCGGCGTTCAGCTCTACGTTGTCGTCCTTGTCGTCAGCAGGAGCCGTGACGTCACCCGCCTGAACGCCCGTGCTTGCGAGGGAGTTGTCCTCAGCGTGCCAGGACTGCGGAAGCTGGGAGGTAAGGCCGAGCGCCTTGGCACGGTCCTTGATGTGCGCCTTGATCTTGTCGTGATCCGCCTTACCGCGCCCGATGGCGTGAATGGCGTTGTGCAGGTCTTCCTGGTCTCCGATCGGATACGAAGGCTCGCCCTTGGCGTTGGGCATCGTGCCGCCGGTCTTGGACATCTTCTTGAGCGCGGCCTCGTCGTACTTAGCGCGTACCTCAGCCTCATACCAGGCAGCGCGCAGCTCTTCGGCAGTCATCAGCACTTCCTCGCTCTCCGGAGCTTCCGGCGTATCCTGGGAGACAGGCTGCGCAGCGGTCGGCCGGCCTGTCCGCTTGAAGAACTTCATGGCCTGGTTCTCGTCCAGGAGGCTCCGTACTTCAGCGGGGTCAGCGTCCGCGTAGCGAGCCAGGGACTCCACCGCGCCGTCGATTGACCGGGCTGCTGCGGTTGCGTCAGGGTAGGCGGGCGTGTTGACGGGCGCTACGTCTACCAGGTCAGCCTCAAGCAGCGTGCGGAGCGGGTAACCGTACGGGGTAAGGCCCCAGTCGTCCCCGCCGTCTGGTACGCGGAAGGCGAAACTGGAACTGACGATGTCACCGCGACGGCAAAGGAGGATGACGTCCTGGCCGGCCCGGGTCTCGGGAGTGATGGCGTCGTAGTACAGCCCCTGATTGTCAACGCGCAGGTCAAGCGTGCCGCCCTGGATAGTTCCGAGCAGCCAGTCATCACTGTGGTTGTACCGGCAGATGACGCCTGGCCAGCCTGCGCCCTGGGAAGTGCCGAAAGCCCGGTTGTCAACGCGCTCAACGAATCCGCCCAGCTTACGGGACAGCTTCCCGAACACGGCACCGTAGCCTACGATATGCGCGATGTCGCCGGCCATTCGCAGCTCAGGGCGGAACTCAGCTGACGCGGGGTTAATGCGCCGCTCAATAAGCCCCGTAGAATTCCTGAACTCCACCGTGCCCTCCAAAAGGCTCCCCGTCACGAGGGCGTGACGAGACCACTCTCTGTTCACAAGGGTACGAGCGCTAAGTTCAGTTAACAACGACTGCTTAACCGGGTTCCTCGTCATCTCGCCGCTGGCCGATAACCTCATCGGCCATTGCCTCGCCGATTGCCGGTCGCGGGGCTATCGCCTGAGGTGCCGTGAAATGCCTCGTCACCCAGTCCCGGAGTAGCGCAGCCTGCTCAGTAAGCCCCTGGTTATCCATCGCGCGAGCGTACGCATTCAGCATGTTGGCGTAGAAGTCACCGGGATCATGAGCAGGGCCTGTCCGCGCGCCTGTATTCGGGTCAGTCTGGTTGACCTTGGTAGGCGCGGTAAGCCCTTCCTTAGCCAGTTCCTCTAGCTTGTCGCCAGCCAGGTCGAACATGAACACCACCTGGTCGAGCATGTTCTTCGGGAAGGCCCCGGCGCGCTGGGCCATGGAGATCATGAGCCCGAGCGGCATTGTCTCGTTACCCTCACCGCCAGGCAGCGGGGCGAGGTCTTCCAGTTCCCGTAGCTCGTCAATGGACCGCAGGCCGATATTGCGCTGCTGAACGTAAATCTCCGTGCGGGTCTTCAGGTCCGTCTTCAGCAGTGCGTCGGTATTGAACCTGACCACGCGCTTTTCCGGGAGAAGGCGCGAGAATGCCTGCTCCAGCCGGCTGAGCCACGGGCGGAGTGCCTCAATGATCTGAAGCTGGTTCTGCTCTGTCGTGTTGTAGGTCAGGCTTCCGCCGGCGGTACCGCCGAGACGGGCAGCCGGAAGGTCCAGGAGCGCGGCTATCTGCGTGGCCGTCATCTGCATGGCGTCGATGAACTGCGCCTCTGACGGCGGGACGGTTACCGGGGTGTAGTCCCAGTCCCGGCCGTACACCAGGGGCTCGCGACGGCGCAGGGTCTTGACCAGCTGGGCGCGGATCATCTCCGCCTGCTCAGGCTTAACTGAGGACTCGGAGTTCTGGAACGTGCCTGGCGGGAAGCCTCCGGCCTTGTACCAGTCAGTGCCGTACCGCTGGGCTTCCTGGCCGGCGAGGATGACCAGGGCATGGCTCCTGAGCAGGGAAACCCCGTCAAGCCGTCCTGCGAGCGCATACGCCTTCACGTGGAACAGCTCGCGCATGGGACCGCGCCAGGTCATCTGCCGCCCGTAGGCGAATACCTTAGTGCGCAGAGGGTTGAACGGCTGGTCGGGATCTTCCTCCACGTACACGTACTCCGCCGGAATCCACTCGATTCCCGTTGGGAACCCGTAGCCGTCGCGGCCGGTGATAAGGCCCCAGGCGTTTCCCTGAAGGATGAGGCTGGACATGCAGGTGAATACCCAGTCAAAGGGCGTTCCGAGTACGGAGGGCTCTTCGAACAAGTGCGGGCCTGTGTAAGGCACCAGGCGGGAGCCTGCCTTCTTGGCCTGGCTGTACACGCGCAGGGGCAGGGAAGCCGCATTGTCTGACAGGATCTTGGAGCCGGCGTACAGGGCGGGAAGGCCAAGGGCCTCGTCAACGCCGTACTTGGACCGGGACGGGTGCGTGGGACCGCCAATGTCCCATTTCATGTAGGGATCAAGCCAGGGCTGCCAGGGCACCCCGGCCATGGTGCGCTTTTCAGAGCGTGCTGCGCGTACGTTCTCTAGAAACCCCACGGTAAAAACTCCCGGCTGGCTAATGTCGGGCCAAGAGTCACGTACTTCGCTTCCCCGCTCCCTGAACCAGCCTGGCTCCCGTAGGCCACAGGTCAGTCTTATACCCTACGTTACGAGATAACGAAAGGTTATGCTACGCCCGGAAGGGAAGGCTCCTTTTCCTTGACACGGGCACCCTTGCTGAATCCGTAGCGCCATGCGGCCCCGGCGTACAGCCAGAGGAACACGATGCTGAACCACGCTGATCCTGTGACGTACGCTAGCCCGGATACGATCCCGAGCAGGACAGTGGTGATAACGCGGCCGATGAACGGCAGGAACCGGACCTGCGACGCCTGATCGGAAATAGCCTGGGCAGACGGTACTGTGAGCTCACTCATGCTATTCAGTGTAAGGCAAGTTCTCGTTAAGCCAGTGGTAAGTAGCGAGAAGCTCGTCTGCCAGCTCCCTGTATGACTCGGCTGACTCGTCATACCCCATGAGCTTCTCAGTCTTGACTATAGCAAAGCACTTGTACCGGGCTGAGTCAATCTTGCGCTCGTAAGCCATCAGCTCCTTAGTGCGCTCGAAGAAGCCCCGTGTAAGATCTGCATGCAGGTTACTCAGCGTCCTTGTTCACGTAGCCCCGGCTGATGATCTTCAGGAACTTGGCCCGGATGTGGTCCTCAGGGTTCTCACCCAGGTTCCAGAACATGACCAGGGCGGAGATGACCACGTCCGACAGCTCTTCCAGCATCTTGCCCCGGTCACCCGCGCGCCTTGCGAAGCCCTGGAGCCGCCGCCACTCCCCGAGGAACTCCCCGGCTTCCTCTGCCACGCAGTCAGCCTGATTCTGGAGCCACTGCTGCGGCGTTGCCCCTTGGTTACTGCTGAGCTTGATCGAGCTGGCCACGGTCTCTACCGCCAGGGTCAGCTTCTGCATGTCGATGCCCTGAACGAGCTCTTCTACGTACGCGGGGTCTACGGGAACGGTCATCCCCCTAGGCTATACCGTCCATCGGGTTGGTTTCACGCAGCTTCTTGTTCAGCCCCCAGGCAGCCAGGTTGGCCGACGTCGCCGGCGTGATGTCCGACTCGCTGTCCCGCCTGCTCCAGGTCTTGCCGCCGTCGCCCACCAGGCGCGTCTCAGCCGTGCCCACAGCCCGGTACAGTGCCGCTGCCTTCTCCTGAACGGGATGCACGAGCGGCTTCCTGCGGTCCTTGCACTGCTGCACGAACCAGGCGAACGCGGCTGCCTCGTCAGTTACGGTAGCGCGGACTACCTTGGTCCCCCACTTGGGGCTGTCCGGCCACTGCTTCTCAATGTCGTCGCCCAGGCCGGCCGCAGGACCGGAGCGCGGAACCACGATCGCGATGGGATTCCACTTCTGGTCCAGCTGGATGAGCCTCGTCAGCACCCAGCCCGTCCCCGGGCGCTCGCACCCGCGCGGTACCTCGATCACGATCTTCCGGGTAGTGCCCGCGCCCATGGCCCACGCCGCCGAGATGGTTGCCGAGCTGCTGTCCTCAGAGACGTCAACGCCGAACGCAAACGGCCTCGTGCGGCTCTTCAGGGGCACTGCCAGCGTTTCCCACAGGTCTTCCGCGATTACCTTCCACTGAGCTTCCTCGGTCGGCCACTGGCCGTCTCCGCACCGCTCGCGGTCAAACTCGTCAGCATCCATCTCGCCGAGCTCGGCCTCGCGAATCCACTCAACCGTCAGCCGCCCGCCGAGAGCCGGGTTGGCGATAGCCCAGGTTCGCGGGTCATCACGGTCATAGTGCGCTACGCAGTCCACCACGTAATCGTTGGACCGGCGGCCCCGGCGCTCATCACGCGGGCAAGTCTCCTTGTGCAACTGCGCTGACCACTCAGCGCCGAAGAGGTCTTTACTGTCGCGCACGATCCGTGACCGGGACTTAGCCAGCTGGAAAGAGTCCTCCATGCCCGCCGATCCGGTGAACCACACCTGAGGGTTAGCCCTGGCAGACAGCGTGGGCAGCGCAGCGCCGACAAGCTCAGTCGGCAGGATCATGGCCTCATCGAACACCAGGCAGTCGCAGGACAGGCCGCGAGCCGAGCCCTTGCCCGCACGCGCCAGGAACTTCAGCCGCACGACGCCATTACGGCGGATGCGCTTACCGCCGGCACCCATGATCAGCGTGGGCTTGGCCTTCAGGGTGATGGATTCCTGGCCGTTAGCCAGGCGCGGCCTGCCCTTCAGCTGACGGCTGAGCGACGGGTTGTTGTCGATCGTCTCGATAAGCCGGAGGAAATGCTCCTGCGCGGTGACCAGGAGGTGCGCGGTGTGAATTATCAGCGGCTCGCGCAGTACGTACAGGCCGGCTAGCTCCCGTACTTCAAGGATCGTGCCCTTGCCGTTCTGACGGCTGACTATGACCGTATTCTGCTTAGCGGCCCACTTGCCGTTCGGCTTAGTGCCCAGGCCCTCGGTAAGCGTCCAGATCTGCCAGGGGTCCAGGTCATAGCCGATGCCCTTAGCCCAGGCAAGGATATCCGCAGAGGTCTGGTCACCGCAGCCTTTATCCGGATAGCGCGGCCTCTGGCAGACAGCACAGGTCTCAATGATATCGCGGTGACGAGGCGGTGCGGTCCAGAAGCGCGGCATCTGCTCACCGGCTAGATCCTCGTCAGGCTCTGCAAGGAGCGAGGTCACGCTCCCATTATAACGTTGTCAGGCAAGCCCCAGCTGACTACGGGTAATCCAGCTTTGCGTTTCCACGTCCCACACGTGCCCTTTACGCCATTCCTCACGTCTAACTGCGTTAAACGCGCACTGAGCGTCAGACTGCGCCCAGGTCTTATCCGGGCTCAAGCCGCCGTTTACCTTTTCACCCCTGAAGTACAAGTGCCAGTACCACTCACCGGACGGCAGCTCCGCGAAATCGGCTCTGTAACCACCCTGGTTAAGATTATCAGTATCGTCAGTCAAGGTGCAGCCTAGAACGGGCCTGCCGGAGGTTCCGCGCGTAAATCCTGCGCTTAACGCTGTCCCGCTTCAGTTCAACCAGCTCGCTCACGATCTCCGACATGGAGCGCTTGCCGGCCTGACGTGCCCAGGTCATGATGACGTCACGGTCAGCGGGCGTGACCAGGACGGGCACGAGATCCTTACTTGGCATAGCGCCACCGCAGGACCCGGCCGAGCTGATGCAGGGGGTCGTAGCGAGGCGGCAGAACTCCGAACAGGTGAAGCGTGAGGAGTGCCCAGGCAGGCACGATCGCGAACCGGCCGTAGCGGTGACGAGATATCTCCCTGAAAGCCTCGCTCATGGTGTGCTCGTCCAGGGTGTCCGCTGCTATGACCACGGCGGTTATGCCGATCCAGCCCTTAGTCGCCGCCTTCACAGTAGCGCCACCAGAAGTAGCAAGATGACGCATGCCCATATGCCGATGCATATCTTGATGCCTGTATCCAGCTTATCGATAGCTACGACAGTCCTCGTAATGACATCCGGACGGTCTGGCTTAGGGTGCGGCCTGCCATCGTGGTCGTACCAGTAGCGCACCTTAGTCGGCTTTGCCTTAACAGGATCACCGTCCAGCAGGTTGCTCCAGGTTTCCGGCGTAACCTCCCTGAGCATGTTCTCCAGTGGCCATGACATTCCCGTCGCCATGTACTCCATGCGCCAGGAGGCATAAGACCAGATGCCGTAATCCCTGATGCTCCGGCCGGTCACCTGGTGGTAGATCAGCGCGTCCTGGCTCACGATCGGGATGTCCACAGGATGCTCTTGCCAGGCAGGCTCCGGAAAGGCAGTCTTGGTGATCGGATGCCGATCGTACGAAGCACGAGCATACCGGGGGTTCTCAAAAATCCTCGGCGGCATCTCATACATGTTGTCGTGATCTCCCAGAATCATCGGCGGCACCCCGAACGGGGCCTTCAGTGCTTTCTCGAACACGGCGTAATCATAGATCGGCACGCAGTTGTCGTTGTCGGTACCTGAGGGCGCGGGTCCTGCGAGGGGAACGGGAAGCTCAGCTTCTCCCAGCAGCATCTGGGCAAGCTTTTCGGCATCCCTGAGCGGGAAAGATATGTCAAGCCCGTACCTAGATCTTGTCATCAGCGTCTCCTGTCGTCACCACAGGCAACCAGCACTGTCGCCGGGTTATTCCCTAGCCGCTGATGCGCCCGCCGAGGCGCGCGGCGGCACCGAACAGGCTGATAGCCACGTTGTGCAGGTACAGCTCATCATCCCGGATGAGGCGCATGACCAGGTTCTCGGCGCGCTTCGGGTTCGGCGACCCGGCCGCTAGCCTGAACGCCAGCTCCGTGCTGACCCTGGGCTCGGTGCCCGGGTGCCTTACGCACGGAGGGGTTACCCTCGTCATGCGGTCGATCATGGCCGGGCTGTACGTGAACGCTGACTTCTTTCCCATAACCCGCGAGTCTACCCGGACCACGGCTCTTCCCAGGTACTGCCGACGAACTCCTCGCGGTTCTTGCGCGCGGTCTCAGTCGGGTCGTCGTCTTCCTCTGGCGGGTACAGGCTCAGGAGGGCGGCCCGGTTCTGCCGGAGTTCCTTGATCAGCGGGGCCATGTCACGAGGCGAGATCTCGTTACTGTCCAGCACGCGGGCGATCTTCAGCGACGCCTTGGCGATCGAAGACGTCGATGCCTCGTCAGGAAGCTTGCCCAGGTCATTCAGGACGCCCTGCTCAACCTCGCCGGCGGGCACGCCGTTCTCTTCAATGTCCTTGCCGCATGCCTCGCACACCCAGGTAGCGCTCTTGAAGATCTGGCTCCCGGCCGCTATCGGCGAACGGCACCTAGGGCACTTGCCTTCCTTGCCCGCCGTAGTCCAGCCCACACGACTATCTTACGTCCTTGTACGTCTCCCCGTTGAGGATCTGCTCGACATTTCCCCGGTCGTTGTCCGGCAGGCCCATCAGCCGCGTGATCTTCCTCGCGCCGTGACCTTCCTCGCGCTTCAGCCGCTTCATCTCCCGCACCTGGACCAGGTCGTACTTCCGGTCCTTGCGTGGCTTCTGGCCGATGAACGACCTGAAGCTGACTACGTTCCTGATCGTGTCCGCGTGAACCTTGTACTCAGCGGCCAGGCTCCTGACCGTGGCTGACGTAGTGCCGTGCAGCAAGCGGATCATGTCCGCGTCAGCCTGCTCCAGCTTGCGTGGCAAGCTCGTCACCTCCTTCAAAATGCGCCTTCAGGACCAGGTACACCTCGAACGCCTTGTCCTCCGTCATCACAACCTCGGGGTAGCCGTCCCTATTCCTGCGGAGCCGGAGTATCCTCGGGGGAGGAGGGGCTGCTGGCTGCACCTCAAGCGTGTACCACGGTTCCGTCACGGGCGCTCCTGTCTGCGTACTGCCAAGTCTAACGTGTGTGCTATCGTACCGGCATGGACGACGGCCTGCGCTACACGCCCCGGTGGCAGTTTCACATCACAGAAGAGGTCTACCGGCTCTATCAGGCGGCTCAGCGCCGGTTCATCGCACGCGAAGAGCTGGACATCCTGGTCACCAACGGCGTTTTCGAGACCGGGCACACTAGCGACGGCGTTCACTGGCAGCCTTCAGGAAAGGAAGCAGAATGGCTGAGGACATAGACCACCCGGCTTACTACGGCGGAGACGAGCTCTACGAGGTCATCAAGGTGCTGGAAGCCTGGGACCTGAACCTGGCCAAGGGCTTCTGCTGGGGCAACCTGATCAAGTACACGGCGCGGGCCGGCAAGAAGGGTCACGAGGTCAGTGACCGCCACAAGGCCGAGTGGTACGCAAACCGCCTGACCACGATCACGGCGACGCTCAAGGGACAGGAGATGACGCGAGAAGCTCTCGCAAGTCAGGAGAAGCCCGAGGAGAAGCCTCTCGTGCCTAGGTTCTCCCCGGGCGACTGGCTAACCGACCGCGACGGTGACCGGTGGAACTACGGCCTGCACGGATGGCACATAGAACTTCAACGGGACAACCCCGACTTCAGCTTCTCGTTCGACAGGCTATGCCGCATGTACGGGCCGCTGACGATCAGGTCAGGCTTCCATGAGGGCAAGGTATTCGGGGCATGAGCGAGTTCGTGACGAGGGACTCCGGCGCTAAGGCCGAGTACGAGAGCGGCATGCGGCGAGATGCTCGCGCGGGAAAGCCGCACATGGAGCTCCTGATCCCTGAGGGCTTTCCCTTCGAAGAGCAGATGCTCGTCCGGCTCGGCCACCTGTACGCCCGTGGAGCGGAGAAGTACGGCTCCCGTAACTGGGAGAAGGCGTGCACCGAAAAGGAGCTAGGGCACCTTTACGGCTCGCTCCTGGATCACGTGTGGCACACTATCATCGGCACCCAGGACGGCGAGGACCACGCGGCGGCAGTGCTGTTCAACCTCATCGCCGTGGAGAACACCCGGCGTAACATCCGCAAGGCAGCAGAACCTGAGATCGACAGGACGCTGCCTTATAAGCCCAAGGGAACTTCATACCGGGACGCTGCAAACCGGGAAATGATACGTGACGCCGCCGGCCTGTGGTGGACCGAGAACCTTGACGGCAGCTGGCAAAGGTACGTACCGGCTAAGGAGGCGACTAATGGGCCTTAACGACGAGCGCGAGAAGCTGCGCCAGGCCGAGGAATTCCTGATGAAGTACCGGCCTGACACCCAGGAGTTCGAGGCTGCGCTAGAGCACGTACGCTGGGCATTCAGGAACACTAACCTGAGAGACGCCTGCAAGGCAGTCATAGCCCGCGTCGCCAAGGCTCGCGGTGACGAGCGCAACGTCGTCAGGAAGCTGACAGGAGAGCACGTATGGTAACCGAATTCGGCAACCTGTACCTGGGCAACAGGATGTCCGGCGTGCCGTTCTTCAACGCGCCGTGGTTCGACAAGAACGCTGAGATCCTCAGGAAAATCCCCGGCGTGACGAGCGTGTTCAACCCGGCTGAGCACGACCGCGAGATGGGCTTCGAGCCGCTGAACTGCCCGGAAGGCAGCCGTGAGGAAATGCGTACTGCCGGCTTCCATCCCCGGTACGCGCTCGGCTTCGACTGGTCTTGGATAGCCCGTCAGAGCAGCGGCCTGGTAGTCGGCCCTGACTGGCGAGAATCTCCGGGGACCATCAGTGAGGTTGCCTGTCACCAGGCCCTCAGGCTGCCCGTATGGCCCCTGGCGCAGTTCCTGTGCTCCTGGCATGAAGACGCTATCTTTTCATACGCGTACACGCTATCCCCGCTGAGGCACTGGCTTTAACATGGACGGTTACGAGCGCTTCGAAGACGAGCTCCCCGGCCCCGAGTCCCTCACTAACTACGCGGTATACGGTGACCCGTGGTTCGAGATCGAGCGAGACGGCTACGGGAACATCACCGGCAGCCACCGGATCATCAGGGGTCACGTGCCGCTGAGAGACCGGCTGCTGCTTCCGATGACCGTACCCGGGGCTAAGCACATCCCGCCGGTCAGCATCAACTCACCCATGATGCGCAAGCGAGACGGTTGCTGGCTGTAACTGGTGGACTAGCTGAGAATTGAACTCAGGTCCAGGGATTGTCCGCATGCGGCTTTACACCCCGTCGAGACCTTCCTAGCCCCTCGTCACCATGATACCACTCCAAGGCGCTATGCTTGAAGCATGAAGTGCTACTGGTGGCGCGGTAAGCCCAATTTCGGGGACGCGCTGGCCCCTCATATCCTCAGGCGCTTCTCCGGCGTAACAGCTGACTGGGACACGATCTCGCGGGCTGACGTCATAGTGACGGGGTCCATCCTTGAGCATGTTCCGCCCTTGTGGGACGGTCACGTCATCGGGGCCGGCCGTCTCTACGAGGGCGGCTACCTGCACCTGCACACCGGCACCGCGAAGATTCACGCGATACGAGGACCCCTGTCGGCCAAGGCAGTGCCCGGCGACTTCGCGCTCGGTGATCCCGGCCTGCTGGCCGACGAGCTGGTTTACGTGCACCACCGGGACACCGGCCTCGGCATCGTGCCTCATCACACGGACAAGACCCTCGCGCTTAACCCTGCGTGGTACAACGACAAGTGGACTACTACTGTCATTAACCCCGCAGGTAATCCCCTGGACGTAGTGCGCGCGATCGGCCGCTGCAAGAAGATAGTGACGAGCTCCTTGCACGGAATGATAGTAGCTGACGCCTTCGGCATTCCCCGGCGCTTCGAAGTCAACCCGCTCGCTAGCAGTTACGAGGGCGGCCTGTTCAAGTTCAGGGACTATAGCGCGTCCATAGGCGCGCCATTCGAGCCGGGCAAGACAACGGAAGCCTCCCGGTTCCGCGTGGAGGACCGCAAGCACGAGCTCTGGGACACGTTCAGGGCGTTCGGAAAGGCAGTACCGTGGTAAGGCGACGCCGGCTCGGCAAGGGCATATCGATCTTGATCCCGTTCAGGGATGACGACGGCACGCGCACGCCCGTGTACGAATGGCTCGTCAGGTACTGGAAAGCTCAGCTACCGGGAGCGCAGATCGTGCGCGGCCACAATGACGGCCAGCCCTTCAGCAAGACCTCCGCGTTCAACGATGCCCGGTCCCGCGCTAAGGGCGACGTCATCGCCCTGATCGACGCCGATTGCTACCTTGACGCTAAGGTACTGCTGCACTGCGCTACTGAGATCCGGCGCGAGCGCAGGCGAGGCCGGCGACTCTGGTTCATCCCCTACCGGCACTTCTACCGGCTGACCGACCTGGCTACCAGTCACGTGCTCGCCTCAGCCCCGTCACACCCGCTGAAGTTCCCCTCGCCGCCTGACCCCCGGGACACTGACAATGAGCCTGAGGCTGCCTCTCACGGCCACTGGTGGGGCGCTCTCGCGCAGGTGATGCCCGCTGAGGCGTTCGACCTCGTCGGCGGCACTGACCCCCGGTTCACCGGATGGGGCCACGAGGACGTGGCGTTCATGCGAGCGCTGGACACGCTATGGTGCAAGCACAAGACGACGCCCAACCAGATCCTGCACCTGTGGCACCCGGTTATCAGGACCGCTAGCAAGCTGAAGCTGTGGCCGGGTCAGCTGGATTCCCGGGAAAGCAACTTGCTCGCCGGCCGGTACTACGCGGCCTTCGGAGATCCCCGGCTCATGCGCAGGCTGGTGAACGAGTACCAGGACGGGGAACCGCCGGCAGGCGAGGCAGAAGCTCGTGAAGGATAACCGCAGTGCACGATGAAACTCATCAGTGGTGAGCTGTAGTTCAAGTACCCTCGCCCGGAGTCGAACCGGGCATGCCAGGTTTAGGAAACCCGGAGCCGTAATCCGCCGGCGAGGGCGAAGAGTCGCGTTCCGGAATCGAACCGGACGTCAACTTGGGTTGCAGCCAAGCCCCCTCACCTGAGAGTAACGCGACATGGTGTTCCTTAAAGCTCCTCCGGACTCGTCTGACCGATGGAACGTACACAGGCGTGACTAGACGCATTTGCCGTGCCCTGTGCCCGTAGGTTCCTTTAAGGAAGGCTTGCCCTTACCTCGTACCCCTGCCCGGAGTCGAACCGGATAGCCCTCCTTCGGAGGGAAGGCAGCAGGTCCGCTACCAGGGATAAAGTACCGCAAGATGGAATCGAACCACCGTCGCCAGAGGCCACTGGTTTACAGCCAGCTTCCCGTCCATCGGGACTTACGGCATGGGGTGACTGACGGGACTTGAACCCGCTCATAACTGGCTTCACAGACCAGCACCTTGACCACTTCAGTCTCAACCACCATGAGCGCTTTCGCGCAGTACCCAGTGAAGGACTCGAACCTTCGTTCGCTGCTTGTAAGACAGCCGCTCTCCCCTTGAACTAACCGGGCATGACCCAGGTGTTTATCTCCCTTTTAACCTGGAAGGGACAGTACAGTAGGAGGGACTCGAACCCCCAGAAAACAGCTTCGTAGACTGTCCCATTATTCCATTCTGGCACTACTGCGCGAGACCAACGGGATTCGAACCCGTACCTTCCACCTTGACAGGGTGGTGCATTAAACCTTTGTGCTATGATCCCATAGTCCGAAATTTAACGTCTTTACGGATTGGACGTGCTGACCGGGCTGGACTCGAACCAGCACCTTGAGGATTAACAGTCCCCAGCTCTACCAATTAAGCTACTGGCCAATAACCTCGTAAGAGGCAGTGGCGGAGGTCGGATTCGAACCGACGTTTTCCGGGTTATGAGCCCGGGCTGGAACCTCTCCAGTCACTCCGCAGTCGTCCTACAGGGGATCGAACCCTGTCCCCCGGGGTGAAAACCCGAGATCCTAACCAATAGACGATAGGACGTGGGCCGACAGTACGCCTCAAGTACCCGGTGCACCGGATAATTCAGACGTGGGAGGCCGCTGTCGTGCTCACCGGCTTAACTCCCCTCGTGCTCCGTATCGGATTCGAACCGATGACTCCAGGTTGAGGGCCTGATGGGTTTACCACTACCTCCAACAGAGCATGGTACAGCGTCAGGGAATCGAACCCTGAGTTGCGGGCTTAGAACACCCTTCTGGCATCCCATCCACGCTGCGTGCCCCACCGACGTACCGACCGCCGTTCCGCCGGGTAAAAGCCGGCTGCATCACCTTAATGCTTGCAGGGCCTAGTCGGGATACCGGGTGCCGCCCCCGGATGACTGGCTTATGAGACCAGCGGTTTACTGTTAGCCTATATCCCAGTAGGGTCTACGGGACTTGAACCCGTACATCGCTCGCTTATAAGACGAGTGCTTTCACCATTTAGCTAAGACCCAGTAGCGTACCTGGGAATCGAACCCAGCGCGACCACCTTATCAGAGTGGCAACATCCACCAGATGAACCGAACGCCATGAGAGGAAGAACGACGAATCGAACGCCATGGTCTTACCCACGATCCGCTTTCGAGGCGGTCTCAAGCCCAGCTTGACTGATCTTCCAGGAGCGGAAAGCGGAGAACTCGAATCCCAGCGCTTGCGCGCCACACCGGTTTCCAGCCGGCTCCCAGTCCCTGCCAGGTTCACTTTCCACGGAGGAAGGAAGAGTACTCGAAACCCAGGGTGTTACCCCCGATCCGGCTAGCAACCGGCCCCTAACGCCTGTTAGGTTTACCTTCCGAAGTGCGCAAGGAGAGATTCGAACTCTCACGACCTTTCGGTCACACGGGTCTGAGCCGTGCGCATCTACCTGATTACACCACTCGCGCATAGTGCGGTAACCGGGAATCGAACCCGGACCCTCTCCATGGCAAGGAGAGATCCTCAACCTTTGGACCATTACCACAGGCTCCCCTCGGGACGGTGTCCGTCTACGGGGAGTTAACAGAAACGGCTAGCTAATCCGTACGGGCGTCCCCGTTCACGTCGCTTTCTCAGGACTTTGTCCTTCGCGCGCTCGCTTCATCCGTAGAGCCTAACCTCAGATTCGAACTGAGCCTACCCTTCCATACCAAGGAAAGGCGTGCACCGAGCACGTCAGGCAAAGAGCCACACCCCGGAGTCGAACCGGATCGTCCTCGCTACAAGGGAGGAGTCACAGCCGTGTGCTGCGGCATGATGTGAGGGTTATCAGGGTTTCCCCAGCTCCTGAGACGTCCGGCCCCCCTGTCCGGCTCGCCTACCTCACCCAGTTCTCCGCGTACCCAAGACGGGACTCGAACCCGTATGCCCGAAAGCGTTACGTCCTCAACGTAGTGCGTCTGCCATTTCACCACTTGGGTAAGAAGGGGCTGGAAGAATTGAACTTCCCCTACGTATCGTCAGAGCGCCTCACGGGCTAACCCCCGCGCGGCTACTCCTATTGTCCGGGCACTACGAGTGCTAGCCCATAGCAACGACCGCGAATCGTCGCCAACTTGCCTGAAGCATGATCAGTGCTCCCTGCGATCCCCGTCCTGGATTCGAACCAGGACCCTGAAGTTCAGAGCTTCAGATGCTGCCAGTTACACTAACAGGAATTAGCCCTTTCGGGCAGTACGCGAGGAGGGATTCGAACCCTCAAGATTTCTCCGTTTTGAGCGGAGCCGAGTTACCTGTTGTCCACTCGCGCAAAAAGCTGGGACGGAAGGAATCGAACCTTCTCCTGCGGTTTATCAGGCCGCCGTGCAATCCGTACACCACTACCCAGTACGTCGCCTGGGGTTCGAACCCAGATCTCGCGGGGTAAGAGCCCGCTATTCTAACCGTTGAACTAACGACGCGCAGAGCCGAACCTCGGATTCGAACCGAGCAAGCGATCCGTACGAAGGATCGCCGTACCCTGTACGTCCGGCAGAGAAGGGCAGACGGGAATCGAACCCGCATCATCAGGGTGGAAGCCTGAGATCCTAGCCTTTGAATGACTACCCCTGGGCCGCGCTTGCAACGGCTTCATCCCTTAGAAAAACCGGAGAGCGCTCTCCGGCAGGGACTCCTTGTGCGCTCCGGCAGAATCGAACTGCCAATCCCTGTTTTTCAAGCAGGCGTGTTCCCACTTACACCAAGAGCACAAGAATGGGAGATCTCTTCTCAGCGGCACCAACCTTTGGTGTCTCCCGCCTTACGTCCCCCCAAGGGGAACCGCTTTCGTCGGAGAACCAGGACTCGGACCTGGTCTGCCTGCTCCCAAAGCAGGTGCGCTCACCCTTACGCGATACTCCGTTACGTGAAGTTCCTCTCGACCGGACACTCTCGTGTACCTCACACCGGCTCCGCGTCAGCTCCCCGGGAGTTGAACCCGGTTTCTCCTGAATCCCGATCAGGCAGATTACCGTCTTCCTCGAAGCTGATACGCGAGCGTGTTCCCTGACATACACTAACCAGTAGACCGGCTCATGAACCGTTATTGCCTACCAGGCGGGAGTCGAACCCGCGCATTCCCGCTTACACGTTGCCTACATTAGGCTCCAGGTACCTGAAGTTGCGGATTCTAACCGCTTTTCCGTGTCGTCAGGCCCCTGGGAGTCGAACCCAGTCTCTCCTCAATCCGAATGAGGCAGATTACCGTCTTCCTCGAACCTGATGGCCGGGGTTGTGCTGCCAATTTACACTAACGCGAGGTTTTACCCAAGCGGCCGGAATCGAACCGGCAATCTTCCCCCTCGTGGAGTATGAGAGAATCGAACTCTCTGCGACAACGCTTGCAAGGCGCGTCCGCTACCTCAGCTGTATACCCCATGTGCTCAGGTCAATCCGGTCGAACAGGCTTGCGCCCTTCCGAGACCCCTGAGCTAAATGCTCACCACTGTTGAGTTTTCAAGTAACGGTCCCGTCCCGCCCGGTATTGCAGCATGGGAACCAGCACGGGTCGTACGAATCGAACGCATTGCCAGTGGGTTTGGAATCCACCCCCGGTCCAACCGGGATTAGGCTCAGCCCGTATGCAGTTGTCCTAACAACGAAGGCCCCTCGGGATATTCCCTGGGGCCTAAGTCTAGCTTGACTTGAGCCCTATCCGGGACGCTTCCCATTTAGGTGAGCCTGGGTCCAGGCGTCAAAGATGGCCGGGACGACGCTGTAGCCGCTCCGCATCCTGCTGCCTGACTCCGTGCTGCTCATGACTCCACCTAACCACAGGTTCCGCACTGTGTCAAACGCTACGGCTTGCTGACGTAGAAATTCCTGCTGCCCGTCTTCCGCAACGTCGTCCCCGGAATCGTGTAAGCCCTGGTCAGAGCCTGATTCGAGTACAGGAACCTAGCCGGCCCGAAGCTGGGAAGCAAAGGCCCGAACGCCTCGGCCACGGCCTCGCCGGACAGCTCCCGGTTACTGCTGGACTGCCTCGCGCTCACCGACCAGTGCCTCGTCACGTCAGTTACCGTCAGGGTATAGAGGCTGCCGCTGCGAGTGACGACGAACTGCATCGTGTCCCCGGAGTGCGGAGGCGACGGCGGGCTGAACTGATGCGCGGGCAGCGGCCACATCTCCCACCACGCGGTGTACCCCGAGCCAACCGCGCCCGTGACCCCTGCCTGCTGAATGCCGGGATTCCCCTGGCCGAAGCCGGCCCAGAACGCAACCGCGTCCCCGTGAGCTCCCGTCAGGTTCGGGACGATGAAGTCAGAGGAGGCCCGCGTGCTCGCATACCCGGAGTAGCCGGCCCAGCCCGAGCTCCCGTAACGCTGATGCCCTGGTGCTACCGCGCCGATTACAGAAGCTGCCAGCAAGAGCGCGAACGCTAGAAACCTAGTCACCTGGAACCTCCGTCTGTGAGTACACGAGTTCCGCCCCGCTGGCAGAAGCGGCAGGCAGTAGCGCTCCGAGCTGAAGATCCGTCAGCTCCAGCGCCTCATCCAGTATCAGCTTGTCCGCCGTTATGCCCCGGCCGGCCTGCGACCCGCGAGTGCGGAACAGTACCCGGCTTCCATTCTGGAACCGGATCTCCTCACCGCCGTTCAGGGCGATGAACCTATCTACCGGAAGGAGGAGCACGACGCTTCCGTCAAGCAAGATGTACCTGATGCGATCCCAGGCGATCCGGGCTGTAACGCGGCTACTGGTAGTCCACAGCACTCGGGTGTTCGGCACAGTCAGCCAGCCGATGACAGCCCAGTCAAGCGCGTGGTCACTATTGAGGATCATCTTCTCATAGTACCCCGCTCCCGCTCCCGGCCGTAGTCCCCTCAACCACATGGGAAGCACTGTTCCTAGTAGGTATCGGACGGCCGGGGCGGGCATTCAGTTGTACTGCCTGGAACGCGCCGGGCTCACCGGGCATTCCCCGGCCCTAGAAGTAAGAGTTCCACTGCGTGTGGTGACCGACGTTGTCCAGCGACCTCGGGACGAACGACACGGAGCCGCCCCGGCCGGAGACGTACCAGGCGAGGTACTTGTTCGCGAAGTGCAGCTCGTCCAGGAAATCTGCCCTGTCCACGAAGTTGTCCGCGATGAAGAAGCACGAGTCATGGAGATCCCGGGGACTGCCGAGCGCGCCCTTGGCACTGCGCGTCTGGATCAGCGCCAGCTTGCCGCCCGGGTTCCGGAGCTGATCGCACCCGTTCCTGACGCGAACCAGCACCCAGTAGTACCGGCCGCACGGCCCGAGCGAAACGCCGGCCCCCAGGCGCTGTGACGCTGGATTGAGACAGTGGTTTCCGCTGGGGGCGGCCACGTGGTAGTTCGAAACTCCCGGAATCAGCGTGGCGGGGGCTGCGTGCGCCCCCGGAACTGCCAGTCCCAGGGCTCCGAGTACCAGGGCAAGCCCGAAAAACAGCAAGCGCGAGCGCCTGATTACTGCTGTCACTGTTGACACCTTCCCTTGATTCTTACAGCTACGATAGCACGCACCCGTTGTAGGAACCCTACAAGCACGGGAGCCGGTGGCTGCTAGCTGCTGCAAGCACTAATGCCCGGCAATTGGCGCTCAGGTGACGAGGTACCGGCCGGTAGTTAGCCTCGCTAACGACTTTAGCAGCCGCCGCGCCCGGTACTTTACAGTGTAAGGATGTGCTCCCGCCGAGCCCACGCTGTCAATACCTGGAGGCAAGGTTTTTGTTACTTTTCAGTAACTTACGGTACCGTAGGTTAATTTCGAGGAGGTTTTCGACCGTTCGAACGCGAGTTTGCGCAGGTCACAGGCACTTTTCGATACTTGACCTACTCAAGCATGACTGCGTTTGAGGGTCAAACTCACATCGCGAACATTTTGGCGCGGGGGGAGATTCTGGGCTG